CAAAAGTTCACGTTGCTACGCAGCGTGATGAATATCTAGCGACTTTCCGCGACGAGTTGGATAGACTAGAACACGCCGAACTAAGTGGGGTCTGGAACCCCAAAAGTGGCCCTTTATGTGGCTGGTGCCCCGTGACGGAATGCGAACATCACAGACCACGGAGACGATAATGGAAGAAGTAGACGAAAAGACCCAAGCCGAGATGGCGATAAAGTTATCAGACAACGTGCGGGACTTAGTGCGCCAGCACATACTGGAAGCCTTTAACGATTATGAGTTCGTGTATAATTTACCGATAGACTTTTTGCAGCCCAAAATAGAAAACCGTAACTACGGCGGTATTGGTTTTGCGCAAGCCGTTCGGGATGTTATAAGGGCGCAGATGAGCAAGTAATAAGGACACGTCATGGCACGGGATTACAAACGCGAATACGAAACGTACCAAGGTACTGAGCAGCAGAAGAAGAACCGTGCTGCGCGCAATGCAGCCCGTGCCAAGATGACGAAGGCTGGCAAAGTCAGCAAGGGTGACGGGAAAGACGTTGCCCACGTAAAAGCATTTGACAAAGGCGGCAACAACAAGACAGGGTTGCGCGTTGAGAACAAGTCGGCCAACCGCTCGTTCAAGCGGGACAGCAAGAAGAACCTAGTGTCTGAAACCAGTGCACGGGAACGCAAACGTAAGAAGTGACTTTATTAAGGTGGAAATACACCCATGCAAATCGTTGATAATCGTGCGTTAGTCCTAACGACTGACGACCCAAGCCTAGTAACTAAGAGCATACCTAAAAGCGTAATCATCGAAACCGGCGAAGTGGCCGTCAAGTGGGGGCTAAAAGAAGCCCAGACGCTGGCGTCCCTTGGCTTTGCCGATGTCCCATCACCTATTAAGCGCGACTATGCGTGGACCGGTAAGTTCAAACCCTTCGTCCATCAAGAGGCAACCGCGTCGTTCCTCACCCTGCACAAACGCGCCTTCTGCTTTAACGAGCAAGGCACAGGTAAGACCGCATCCGTCATCTGGGCAGCTGACTACCTGCTAAACCTAGGTAAGATTAAGCGCGTCCTCGTACTTGGACCTCTCTCGATCATGAAGTCGGCATGGCAACGTGACTTGTTCACCTTCGCTATGCACCGGTCTTGCTCCGTCGCCCACGGTGACGCCAAACAACGCAAAAAGATTATCGCTGCTGGCGCTGAGTTCGTCATCATAAACTTCGACGGGGTAGCTGTCGTTAAGGACGAGCTTATAGCTGGTGGTTTCGACCTCATCGTGGTGGACGAGGCGAACGCCTACAAGAACCCACAGACAAACCGCTGGAAAGTACTAGCGCAAATCTTACAGAGCACCGACGCAGCGCTATGGATGCTTACTGGTACGCCAGCAGCACAAAGCCCTGTTGATGCGTTTGGTCTAGCGAAGCTCGTAAACCCTGACGGTTGCCCCAAATACTTCGGCCAGTTCCGCGACTCGGTTATGACAAAGGTAACCCAGTTCAAGTGGGCACCACGCCCCGGCGCAGACCGCATTGTTCACCGCGTACTCCAGCCAGCCATCCGGTTTGAGAAGAAGGACTGCCTCGACCTACCAGAAGTGACGTACACTGAACGCGAAGCGCCTCTCACCCCCCAGCAGCGTAAGTACTACAATGAGCTTAAGAACGAGATGCTCATCGAGGCGGCAGGTGAGGAGGTCAGTGCGGTCAACGCAGCGACCAAGATAAACAAACTACTGCAAATCAGCGGGGGTGCGGTCTACACGGACACTAAGGAAGTCATCGAGTTCGACGTATCGAACCGCCTGAATGTGGTCACGGAAGTTATCGAAGAAGCTACTAGTAAGGTACTGGTATTCATACCGTTCACGCACACCATCGAATTGTTGCAAGCCCACCTCACCAAACACAAGATTAGCTGCGCGGTCATCAACGGCAAAGTGTCAATGAACAAGCGCAGTGAGATTGTCGAGGAGTTCCAGTCGCGGAAAGACCCACACGTGCTACTCATACAACCACAGGCTGCATCGCACGGGCTTACGCTTACGGCAGCAGACACAATCATCTGGTATGCACCAGTGACCAGTGTGGAGACCTACCTACAGGCAAATGCCCGTATCAATCGCCCCGGCCAGAAGAACGCTATGACCATTGTGCACATCAAGGGAAGCCCAGTGGAGGAGCGGCTGTATGGTATGCTCCGAGGCAACATCGAGAACCACGAAAAAATTATCGACCTATACCGAGAAATGGTAAGTGATACCGCTTGACAATGTCAAAGGCTAGTATATGAAGGGTTTGGGGTATGCCTACCCCGACACGAAGGAGCAAATGATGGATAAAGAACAGTCAGTAGAAGAAATGGTGACCGCATACCGGAAAATCCGTGATGCCATCCGTGACAAAGAGGAGGAGTTCAAGGAAGAACTTGCCTCCCTGAAAGAACAATTAGACCTTGTTGCCGGAGGCTTACTCGACATCTGCAATACGCTGGATGTAGATAGCTTACGCACCAACGCAGGAACGGTCTCTCGTCGGGTTAACACTCGGTACTGGACGAGCGATTGGGATGCGATGTATCAGTTCATTAAGGAACACGATGCACCCTTCCTGTTAGAACAACGCATCCATAATGGTAACTTGAAGCAGTTCTTGGCAGACAACCCAGAGGTTCTTCCTGTTGGCCTACAAGCCGATAACAAGTACGTCGTACAAGTCCGTAAACCTACATCTAAATAAGGGGATATACCCATGTCCAATGAAGTTTCTATTTTCAAACAGCCCGGTGCAATCTCGACTTCGGCTAACCGTGGTCAACTCAGTGAACTCGCCAAAAGTTTCGCTGCTAGCGTAGGGGGTGGCACTAACCGCCGTATCCAGACCAACACCAACGGGACGTTTAAGCGCCTTGTAAACGGTGAGCAGATTGGCGATGCGGTACGTGGCGACATTGATGTCATTATCGTCCATGCGCTGCCCAAGGTTAGCCGTGTGTTCTATGCTGGGGCTTACGACCCTAACGCTAAGCCAACTCTACCAGATTGCTGGTCGAACAACGGCGACGCCCCAGAAGCTGCTGCGGGTAACAAGCAGTCAGCAAACTGCGTAAGCTGCCCTAAGAACGTGGTCGGCTCAGGCAGTAACGGTAAGGGCCGCGCATGCCGCTATCAGCGTCGTATCGCAGTCATCCTACCTAACGACCCCACAGGGGAAGTGTACCAGTTCAACGTCCCAGCCAAGTCGCTCTTTGGTAAGGGTGTGGGCAATGTGCATCCGTTCGAAAGCTATGTGCGCTACCTGCTAGCTAACCACGAGTCGCCAGATACAGTGGTAACCAACATTAGCTACGACCTCAACGCCGATAGCATGGAGCTTCTCTTTACTCCTGTGCGCGGTACCAGCGACGAAGAGCGGGAACTCGTTAAACGTGCGCAGAGTGACGCAGCTACAAAGCGTATGTGCGAACTAACCGTAGCCCAGCAGGATGGTGTAAAGAAGGAGCCAGCCGCTCCTGCCCCCGCACCGCAAATCGCTCGGTCGGATGAACCGGACGAAGAAGCTTCCGCTGTTATAGCGGAGCCTACGAAGCGCCCTGCTGCTAAGAGTGACGCTACCGCAGAACCTAAAGCCAACCTAGCTGCTGTCATTAGCAACTGGGGTAGTGATGAGGATGATTAATGACTTACGGCTATAGCCTCAAAACCATTGAAGCTAATAGCGAAGCTGACGATGGGCATCTGGGTGTGCAGCTAGGGAGGACGTGCATTAAGCATGGAGTCTCTGTGAGCAAAGTTGCACGTGACCTTGGTGCCACACGGCAGTCTGTATACAACTGGTTCTGCGGGGTTAGCGCCCCGCAGGGCGAGTTTATCGGGCTTATCCGTAAATACATCACCAACTTCCCTACTTAAGTTTCACCCCCCATAAGCAGTAAGCAGGTTAACCTGCAGTGACGAGTGTGCCCAATGGAAGAGTTTGACCTCCTATCGACAGTACAGCCATCTGAAGGGTGGTTTGCGATTTTCGGTATTAAAGGCAAAGACGATGTAAGACAGACGCTGGTTGAGACGCGTGAGGAAGCAGATAGGGTAGCCGCTCTGTACCTCTCCCAAGAGCGTAATGTTTTCTTCGGTGTTGCTAAATATAAGACAGACGCAGGGCGTACCAAGGACAACGTACAGGCGCTCCGTGCCTTATGGCTAGACATCGACTGCGGCGAAAGCAAAGCCGCAATCAGCGAAAAAACTGGCCGCCCTGACGGTTATATAGACCAAGAGACAGGTCTTGCCGCGCTACGGGACTTCTGTGGACTCACAGGGTTACCCAAACCTACCCTTGTTAATTCAGGGCGCGGTATACACGCATACTGGACGCTTGACCGAGACGTAACCCGCGAAGAGTGGGAGCCTGTCGCCCTCCGCCTCCGTGACTTGTGCTACACCCATAACTTCTTTGTGGACCCAGCAGTGTTTGAGGCGGCGCGCATACTGCGCATACCGGGCACGTTGAACTTCAAAGACGACCCCCCAAAACCGGTCGAAGTAATGCTCGTCGGGAAGCCGGTTAATTTTGACTGGCTTATACAGACGTTAGGTGTGAAGCACCTAGCAGCGCAGCCCAAGTGGGAGCCTACCGAACTCGGTAAGGCTATGAACAAAAGCGTCCAGTTCAACTTCGGCAAGATTATGCGCCGCAGTGAAAAGGGTGAAGGGTGCGCACAGCTTCTCCACGCGTACAGGAACCGTGATACCATAGACTATTACGACTGGTTCCACGCTATCTCGGTCGCTGCCATGTGCGAAGATGCGCCCGAGGCGGTACATATGATGTCCGAAGGGCACCCAGAATACGACCCTGCCACGGTGGAAAACAAGGTAGCCACCATCAAGGGTGCAACTAGCTGCGCTAAGTTTGAAGGGAAGAACCCAGCTTTATGCCAAGGATGCAAATGGAAGGGGGAAATCCTCG